GGGTGCCAAGCCTGTGATATAACCATCACCGCTGATTGTTTTACCTGTAGCGCCACCGTCAGTGTCACCTAAGTAAAGTTCAAACGATACTTTTGTTTTGTTTTTTGACAAACCAAACATTCCTGAATTAGCCGCAGTACCAGTGGTTGCTGTGCTGTCTCCAAAAAATGAAGTTTGTTCTAATACCAAGTTCATACCTAAACTGTTAGTAGCAGTAGTCGCAATTTGTTGTTTTGATCCACTGTCTAACTGAGTCCAAGTAAAAACATCATTGGCATTATTAACAGTTACGTCCTGCAATGCAGGAACTGTTAAACCAGTGTCAGAAGCGTTTGATGCAATGCTAATTGATAGTGTTGCTTGAACGCCAGTTACGCCTGGTGCTGGATAAATGTAAGCCATTTGTTTTTTCCTCTCTTATATTACTTTGTTAAAACGTATTTCCAGTTGATTAATTACTAAGTCACCCTGAAAGTCAGTTGTATATTCCAACTCTCTACGGTTTACACCGCTTACAGTTGTAATATTTTTTGCCGCTTTCAATTGTGTAACCAAAGCGTCATAATTTGCTGGAAGTTGTTTAGCATCCGCAGTAAAGTAGATACTCACTGATGTAACTTCATTACTAATGTTAATAGCATCCAAACTACTTACAAGCGGTTCAGTTGATACCTGTTCATTGTCAACATATATCTTCTTAACGTTTTGTATGTAAAGTGGATTGCCACTTGCATCATAGGGTAAGTCTGAAGTAGTTGTAAAACCACCTAAACTTAGTCCATTAATGTAATCAAGTACTTCTGTTCGCATTAACGTATCCTCTTAAGATTGTATTGTCCTGGTTGTTTTTCAGATGAAGCAATCGTGTCATCATCGTCAAAATCATACCAATCACCAGCCGTAATTAGTTCACCAAATAACGCATCGCCCTTGTTATTGTAATATCCCATTTTGTTACGCTCTGCATTTTCTTCACTGCCAAAATCAGCAATTGAAGGTAAAATGTAATCGCTTAACCCTACGTAGACACACAAGTCTCTAAAGTCGTTTAAACGTGCTTTAATCTTGTCTGGGTCTACTGCTGGAATATCCGCTACAGAAGAGATTGAGTTAGTAGTGTTACGACGTGTGTAGTATGACTGCCACCAGGATGACGAGCGTAGTCTTGAAAGAATACGCTCTGTCGCCCTAATAAGTCCGTCTTCTACGACATCATCAGTAAGTCCTTCATTAGCCTCAAAAAGTCGTTGATCCTTATCAACCACATCTTGATAGTCTGCGAAACTAATTGTTACATTATTTTCTATTATGAAGGACATCCTACTTCGCTCCGTTATTAGTCAGTTAAAGATCCAACAATTTTCACAGCGTGTGCTGAGTTTAAAATTGCTTGTCCAACGTCAACGCTCATCATGATGTCTGTACTACGTGATGCGGCTAAATCTTGAGTCTTCATTTTTACTCCGCCTCTCATAGCGTGCCCCAATGCAGATTTTGCAAATACAGCACCAACCATGTTAAGTTCAGCGTCAGCGTCAGTGTTTAAGTCTGATTTAACTAATGCACTTTCGTACACAGTACAGCCACCAAGTACACCAATTACGCCTCTTTCAAGAACGCCAGCACCATAGTTGTTAGCAGTAGCAACAGCGCCACCTGCATTGTATAATGCTTTCTTAAGTTGTAAAGCCTGTCTTGGGCCTACTACAGCCGCTAAAGGACCTGTTACTTTGTTGCCTCTTAATGTAGCAATAGCGTCCATTAAGTTGTCAACAGTGATAGCAGAGTCTTCAGTACCAACTGATTGAGATAGTGAATTGAAAAGTGCAAAAACTTTCTGATCCATTTTCTCAGCAATCGCTCTACCTGCTTGAGCACCTAAGTCAGCGATTACATCTCTTTGTGCAGAATCTCTTAAGAAATCTGTAATTTGGAAGTAAGTACCAACTTCGCCTAAAGTAATAGCAACAGTTGAAGTATTTGTATCAGCCGCAGACGGTGCTACACCATCTGTTAAGTCACCTGCTGTAACTGAACTGTATACTGGTACGTTGATTGTTGTGCCTGAATTTGACGCAATGTCAAAAACAGTAACAAGTTGTCTTGCGATACTTGATTCATACGCTTGGAATTGTGCGTCACCAAGTAATGCAGTATACAACTCATTGTTAATAGTTGTGTTATTAGCCATTTGTTTCTCCTCTAATTAGATTGTGGCGTTTAGTATGTTAAAGTTCCTTTTTCTTTGGCTTCAGCATACAATTTTCTATGTTCTGGATTGCTCATGTCCAATTTAGAGAATTCAACCTTGCTACTGTTTACAGTATGGCTACTTTTAGTGTTAGTAGTGCTTGGTGCTGGACTAACAAAATGCGGATTATCAGTTAAAAAAGTTTTAACTAAATCATCTACATTCATTTTTGTTCCATCATCTTTATAAACGATAGAACCGTCCTTGCCTAAAACGTCTACTTCACCTTCATCATTGAGTTTAACTTGTGTTGCAAGTAGTGATTTTACTTGCTCTGGATTAACGCTACGGTATTTTGCGGCACTATTCAAGAGCGGTGTATTCACTTTATACTCCTTGATGACTGAATCTCTTTTTTGGATTTCAGCATCCTTTTTTGCGGCTAACTCTTGTAGAGTTTTTTCAAATTGTCCCGCTTTAATCTGTTGTTCTTGCTGACGCTGTTCTGCATCTGCTTTCAACTGACGAAGTTCTTCAACATCACCCAAGTCTGCATATTTGTTTTCAAACTTACGTGCTAATGAACCCTTCATACGGGCCATCATGTCGTCTACTTCTTTTTGCGAGAAAGTTTTATCCGCTTGTTCTTGTGCCTCAATTTCTGTGTTTTCCACTACCGCTTGAGTTGCGTCTTCATTTACCAATGTATTGTCTGACATCGTGCATCGCCTCCTTAATTTGAGTTTGTGCTTATATTTATGCTTTAAAATTTAAAAGGCGCTAATACAGGTTCCTATAGACGTGCTTTTTCTAACTGTAATCTATCCTGTTGTATTAAGACTGGAACTGTTGTTGAATTAACACCAAATTTTGGGTGACTGTGTAACCACTCTTCTGTTTCACGCTCGTTGTTCATGCGTTCTTCTATCTTCTTAAGTAAACGTGGTGTTGCGTTAATAAGAACGTAGACCCTTGCTTCTAATTTGCCTAAATCTTTTGGCACGCCTTGCCATAAACATATGTCTATCTTGTTGCGTTTCCAGGCGCTGTAACTCCACGGACATACGGATCGTATGCTGTAGAAATACGTATCCCAAAGCGGGTTATCGTTTACCGCCGCGTTTGCCGCCGCGTTTGCCACCTTTTTTCTTCTTAGCCATTTAGATTGCCCTCCCAAGCATTATGAATTGTCCTCTGGATGGATCCAACCCTGGGCCGCTAATTGTAAATGCTCCGCCTCAGTTTTAGCAATACGCTCTTCACCTGTAGTAGGATCACGCATAAGATGCGGTTGAAACGCATCCAGGGATTCTATTTTGTCTTCATCAACTTCCAGCCATCTAAGAATTTCTTTATCAATTTCTTTAATGACTTTTGTATCTGTTGCACTATTACGTGCAGTTTGTAATTGATTGATTTCTTTTTGTGTATCTCTGATATTAAACGATCCTGGGTAATTTACTTCACCATCCCAAGTAGTGTCCATATATGCACACCAAATTTTCCACAGTTGTTCTTCTGCTAATTCAATAGCGTCTGCCTTTTCAGACAGTTTAGCCTCTAATAAACTAAATTCTACTTCCATTGCAACACCTGAAAGTGTTCTGCTTTCAGTTGCTCTAACAGCACCAGTGTTGGACATTTTATCAATAGCATCAATAGTATGTTCAATAGACTTGTACATTGATTCAATGTTTGCACCTGAAAACTCAAGAGCGTAAGGCTTCAAACCTGAATCCAAGTTGTCTGGAATCTGAATGATTGCACCCGCGCCACTACCCATATTAACTTCGCTGGTAGCAACAATGCTGGGATGCGAATCTAATTTAATACTTTCTAAAACTTCTGCGGTTGCGTTATAAATGAAACGTTGTGCGTCACTGATGTCTGCTAAATCACTGATACCAATCCCTCTTAC